ACGATAGACCCCGGAACCAGGTATGAAAAGAATTACACTATGCGGTATTCTGAATATAGAGACGAGAACGGGAATATTTTTTTAGAATTGGATAAGGGAGGTAAAAATGATAAAATGTAAAAGATGCGGACGGACATTAACAAACATAAAATCAATAAATTCAGGAATGGGACCAATATGCACTAAAAAACATAAGAATCAGACAAGAATAAATATGGATGATATGCGTGAATGGATTCTTAAGGATAAAAAAATTAAAGAAATATATGAAATCACATAAAACAAAAATTAAAATAATGATGAAAATCCAAGCAGATTCAACAACAAAGGATAAAAAAATCTATGCCGAGAGATTATCAAACTCAATACTTATCACAGTCGGCAAAGAAGAAATATTGTTATCCGCTGACGAGGCGGCAAGATTCGCAAATGCAATGAAGGCAATATAAGAGTCATCAGATCAAATGACACCGCCGGGAGTTGGTTGCACCTCTCCCGGCTAATATAGGTCCTATAGGTCAGTAAGGAAGACACCGTGATTGATCCTCACAAAGTCCGGAGTTCGAATCTCCGTAGGACCATAAAATGAAACTACAATCAAAAATAACAAACAAAAACCTGGACGCAATTTTATCCGGCGAGAAAAAACAGGAATTCCTGCAGATTGAAAGCATAAAATTAATCGCCGAAGATGGACGTATCGTAAAATTCAAGGTTCCTGCAGCTGATGGAATATCACCGCTCGGAATGGATTTTCTGCGTAAGCGATACCCGGAAATTGACTGGAAAGATGATCTGCCTGGAATTATGATAGCGATAGGTGATATAATACACGAGAATTCAAAATAATAATTGAAAATGCCAGAAACAAACGAACAAAAGGAATCACTGCTAGCGTATATTCGATACAAGAAAGTGACGAATTACCGCGCGGAAGAAATATTCAAGGAGTCCAATGGAGTTATAACGATAATAATTACAGTTGAAAATTAAAATGGTTGACTACATAGACAGAGCAAACGAGATCGAGGATAGGGTATCCAGACAACGTGAAAGACTTGTAACAAAGGATCATAAGTGCCCTGCGGTAGGGTGCAATAATAGAGTTTCAGGCGGCGTATTGCTTGAGAAATGCGATGAATGCAATACCCTGAAGAAAAGCATTGAAAAGGGAAAGATAGAAAGCGAATCACTTAAAGTATTGGCTGGTAATTTATGCGTTGATTGTGGGTGCGATATATCACATCTACATGGGTCGGCACGGCGATGTAAGAAATGTCTCAAGACATACCAAAGTATTTATAGAAAAAAATGGTATAAAGACAAGATGAACAAAGAGAATACACTACCAGCCACACCCAATCAGAAAGATACAAAAGAAATCTCCAAAACATCGGCATTTAAACCCGCTGTAAAATCTATAGATATTGAAAATAGAGAAAAAACTATTATTGATTTGGCGTTTGCATTTGATGATCTAATGTTCAAGGTTCTTGCAAATGGGGTATTTGTGCAGGGAGATGGATATGATGAAATAGAAACGGACATTAAGAAAATCCGGGAAAAGATTTTAAATTTAAAATGATATTCGCAATATTAGCAGGGGCATGTATAGCAGGGGCGGCTATTGTATTTGGAATTTTCAGGTTGAAACCATAGCAGTATATATACTTGTATGACTATATAAGTATATAGACAGAAAAACATATAAAAAAAGGTGCGACAATGGAAACTGAAAAAAACAAACAAGATGGAAAATTAATACACATATCTGATATAAAAGATGATGAAATATCATTATATGATGTGAGCGGAGTCAATGATGATATAATAACGTTTCGTCAGAATATATCAATAAAATATCTTGAAGAGGACATTAAAAGATTAATGGTAGAAGGATATATGTTCACAAGAATAGGGAGACAATTCTCTATACTAGAAATAATGAATTTGGTTGTTTCAGGCGGGCTATTTTTTTCAGATGAAAAAACAAAAAGTGCACTTGAAAAGGGAACCAAAAAATTTATTGATATTTTTGGATTTACGCCGATAATAGCAAAATAAAAATGGACTTAAATAAATTGACAGTACAGGAATTAGAGGAAAAACTACAAGAATTGAAAGAAGATAGTAATGATGTTGCACGTATCCATCCCTGGAGAATTGGAAAAAACTATCTGATTCGGACAGTGACAATGATAATGACAGGTAGATTAACCGCGGTGTTTGATGGTGAACTGCTCTTAGAAGATGCTGCATGGATTGCAGACACCGGGCGGTTTATGCAGGCAACAGAAACCGGAGAATTTAATGAAGTCGAACCCTGGAAAACGAAAGAAGTAATTGTTGGAAGGGGGAGCATAATCGATGCGGGTATCATATCCTTTGATCTTCCAAAAAAACAAAAATAAAATGAGTATAAATACTGGACTTATTTCGATATTATCGATGTCGTGGTCGAGGTCGTGGTCGTGGTCGAGGTCGAGGTCGATGTCGATGTCGAGGTCGAGGTCGATGTCGAGGTCGGGGTCGAGGTCGGGGTCGATGTCGAGGTCGTGGTCGGGGTCAAAATGATAACTTGGACTGAAAAGAAGGTGAAACTATCAGAGGTATTCCCCTCTGATTATAACCCCCGGAAAATAAGCGAGCATGATTTCAAGGCACTAAAACGAAGTCTCAATGAATTCGGACAATCGCATTCGATAGTATGCAATAAGAATATGGCAATTATAGGCGGTCATCAGACACTGAAAGCCGCTAAAGAATTAGAATGGGAATTCATAAATATTTCTATTCCAAAAAATCAAATCCCAAAACATAAAGAAAAGGCATTAAATCTTGCACTTAACAGAATTCATGGAGAATGGGATGATGATCTACTGGCAGGTATACTACAGGAATTAGATGCGGAAGATATTCTACTGTCTGGATTTGAAGAGGATGAGATAGATGATATACTTGATGAAATTAACGAGATAGAAGAGGATGAAGTCCCAGAGACACCCGAAGAACCAACAGCTAAATTAGGGGATATATATCAGCTTGGAACTCATAGACTCATGTGCGGGGATGCTACAGTTAAGGAGGATGTTGATAGGTTGATGGATGGAAAGAAGGCGGATATGGTCTTTACTGATCCGCCTTATGGCGTGGATTATGCAAACAAAAACACGTTTTTAAATTCATGTGATAAGGGAAACCGCATACAAACAGAAATTAAATTTGATAATCTAAACGAAGACGATATTTGTAAGCTATGGAAGAAAACATTTGAGAATATCCGGGATATTTTGGCAGAGACGAACTCATATTATATATTCGGTCCGCAGATTCAAGGGATGATGATGATGATGATGATGATGATGAGTGCGGGTTTACCCTATAGACACGTAATAATTTGGAATAAAAACAATCATGTATTAGGGCGATGCGATTATAACTACAAACATGAACCCATATTTTTTGGATGGACAACAAAACATAAATTTTATGGGCGAGGCGAGTTTAAAACTTCGGTATGGGATGTCAATAAGCCACATAAGAATGACTTACACCCAACAATGAAGCCAATTAGGATCATAGTCAATGCACTAATGAACTCAAGCAAAAAGAATCAGATATGCTATGATCCATTCGGCGGTTCCGGCAGCACTCTAATCGCCTGCGAGCAAACAAACAGAATATGCTACATGATGGAATTAGACGAAGCATACATCGATGTAATCATAACTCGTTGGGAAAACTTGACAAATAAAAAAGCAGTTAAAATAATATAACAATGGCTAACATAGTAGACTATTCCAACATCCCGCAACCCCCCCCGGACAAACTCAAAACAAAGTACACATGCCGTCAGCGCCGGGGGGAGGTTCTGCGAATCATGTTATCGATGGGCCATACAGATATTCCAGTCACAAAATTAGCCGTGAAATACGGTGTCACCCATAGCCAAATTTCACACGATAAGAAAGCATTGATCGAGTTTATATCCGAGAATTATTTCAAACCAAAGAAACTAAAATCAGATGCTATCGCCGCTAAATATGCGGCACTAAAAGGAGCCGCAAGAAAACAGGACTATGCCACACTAAATAAGATCAGTAATGATATTATCACGATGGGTCAGAGCCTCGGCATAATCGAGAAGGCCCCGGATAAGGTAGAGGCCGCCGTAACGCATGATCTTGGTGATGCGACTCTCGGTGAACTCCTGAGGAATCAAAAGAAAAAAGATTAGGTGTGCTTAAGTTGTCCATCACAAACACCCTGCTTTTTTTTATCCAGCTCATCTGTTTCATATAAAACCAGTAATTTAGGAGAGCCTAATAAAATGAGTGATAATACAATACTGTCAAAATAGGCGGGAAAACATTTAAAATTAAATAGTATATATACTTGTATGACTATATAAGTATATAGAGAAAAAATAATAAAACGGTGATATTATGGTAGAAGGTCAAAGCAGATACGGAATAATTGAGGAATTGAATCAAAAGAAAATAAATGAAAGAGAAGAGGTCAATGAATTAGAGGATGTGATTGCCAAAGAAGAAACCAAAACAAGTGATATAGTTGCAAATATTGAGGGTGAATTGGCTTCGACGGCTGCAACCTACAAACTGCAATATACGACTGAAAAAACGCGGCTTGAACTGGAAATTGCTGCGCTTATCTCAAAAAACAAAAGGGACATATTAGATATTGAAGAGGAGATATGTGATCTTGATAATGGATATGAAGCAGCATATCTTACATGGAAAGACCAGAAAGAAAAATACATGATAAGTATCAAAAGTAATTCAGAAAGGGAAATAAAAAACAAGACCAGAGAAATCGCCGCCAAAAAAATAATAATTGAGGAATACGAGGCGGGAATTGCAAGCATAAAGGCAATAAGCAGGGAATCGGATAGGTAACTGATTCTTGTTTTATTTTTTTTATGCCGGGGGAGCGGGTATCAAGATGAATTCGCCATGTGCGACCGCTTACAGTGCTTTGATGCAAAATACGTATATTAAGCGTCGGGTTTCCTGCGTTTACGAAAATATATAATGGCTGTTGAAAGATGTGCGAACATCTCCCCGGCACCACTCACAAAAATTAACATGACTTCAAAAAATAAAAAAACCACAGATTGCATTCTAAAAGTCTGGGAGGCGTTTGCAGACGCTCCAGAAGATACAGAATGGCATAAGGTGGAACTCAGGGAAAAAACAAAACTCAACTGGAATACTGTTGTGAATGCAATAGAATTCTTAATAGCAATTGGAAAAATTGAGCGGGTATGTACCGAGAATATGAGGTACGATAAATTCCGTAGAATACCTGAAAAATGATAGCTAAAAAATGTGATAGGTGCGGAAAATTTTATGAATATGTTAAAAATTACGGGGCCGTAATTTTTGCAGTTGGCAGAGAACTTAGGATCAAATCTCTTAATGAAGACATACTTAATGAAGTATTTAAGGAGGATCCTGATCATACTAATAATAAAGGCGAAAGATATTTTGATTTCTGTGGTAACTGCTTATTAGAATTCAAGGAATTTATGCTAATAAAATCGAAAAATGAATAAAGACGACTTCCTGAAAAAATTCGGGGCACTGACAAAAGACGAAAAACTTAAATTATTGAATGATAATTGTAGAATAGCAGCTCCCAGATTCGTTAATGTTAATCCTTATGGGTTTTTCAATTACGATGTAAAACTTGGAGATATTACATTGGTGCGGGTGGGTATAATGGAAGGCAGGACAATAATAGACTCACCATCGCCCACAAAAACATCAATCATAGAACTATCAAAAGATTCTATTATGGAGAATGCTTTGAATAATGCATACGAAAAATCCAAAATAAGAAAAAATCATAAATACATAATCAAAACCACAAAAGTTCCTAATCCTTTCAAGCAGGCGTTTCCAATACCGCCTGATGTGTTTAGAGAAATTAATTTCCAAGCAGAACGATTTTTTAATGAAATACTTGCGGGAGCGATAAAAAATAATCTGATGACATATACTGATATAAAACGCACCGAGCGATCAATATTCAGATCAGTTGATTGTGAAAAAGAGGAACTCTACTATAATAATGTGATGATTGCTCACCTATCATACACCCCATCCACAGCAGATGATGTACTTATTTTGACATTGCGGCAATTGAAGTATGAATATTGGAAAAAATGAATGATGACATCCTCTCCATCAGATTACCTCATATCATACCTCAAATCCAATTACACAGAATCCCAGCTGCACCCCCTGGAGAATTACACAGAACCCCAGCTCGCATATAATATCGGGGAATTTGATTTCTCTTTCTTTTCAAAATACTATCTCCGTAATTATTTCAGTCTACCAGGATCAATCATGCATACCAATCTAATGCATGAGATACAGAAACTCTCCGGTACTCCCGACGGCGTGAAAATAGCAAATGCAAGTCCCCGGGGATCAGCCAAATCTACAATAACAGTAACCGCACAGATACTCTGGAATATCTGCTATGAAAAATCAAAATATATTCTATTGATTAAGGACACATTCGATCAGGCCGCCCTTGATATTAGCGGCGTGAAGGATGAACTGGAAGAAAATGAATTGATACTCCGGGACTTTGGAAATATGCGGGGCGTTCCGTGGGGAACCAATAGCATGAAGACAAAGACCGGGATATTGATCCAGGGACTCGGGGCAGGCATGAAAATCAGGGGCCGGAAAAATAGGGAGTTCCGGCCGGGGCTTGTGATACTTGACGATATAGAGAATGATGAGAATACAAATACCCCGGAGCAGAGAACGAAATTAGAGCGGTGGTTCAACCGTGCGGTGATGAAGGTTGGCGATACAAAGACGCACTACTTTTTCATAGGCACAATATTACATCATGAAAGTTTATTGAGTAATACATTACAAAATCCCGGATGGTTAAGTAAGAAGTACCGAGCCGTAAAATCATTCGCAAAAAACGCCGCCCTATGGGACGTATGGCAGAACATATACATTAATATAGACAATGAAGATCGACACAGTGACGCACTCAAATTCTATACGAAAAATCAAAATGCAATGCTCGAAGGTACTGATGTTCTCTGGCCTGACGGACAGAATTATTATTTTTTGATGAAGAAAAGAATAGATGAAGGCATACCAAGTTTTGACAGCGAATTTCAGAATGATCCAATCTCATTAGATGATGCATTATTTCAGAAATTCTATTTTTATTCCATCATAAAAAAACCGACCGATGGTGGGGTTGAAATATATCTTAATCCAGAAGATATAGGAATGCCTGTAAAATTAAGCGATTGCAGACTATTTGGATCATGTGATCCGAGTCTTGGAAAAACAAGCACGGGTGATTATTCGGCTATAATGGTATCTGCAATGAGCAAAACAAATCGATTATTTACATTGGAAGCGGACATTGAAAGGCGAAGACCAACAAAAATACTTCAAGATATATTCAAATACGCGAGAAAATATTATGATATGGGGTTCAAATTCCAGAAATTTGCAATCGAATCAATAGCATTTCAAGAACTTTTTAAGGATCAGGCAGCAGAGGAAAGTATGAATGAGGGATTATTCATTCCATTCGTAGAGACCAACAACGCCAGCAAAAATAAAGAGGCGAGGATTGAATCATTGGAGCCTGATATATCAAACGGTTATATCATGTTTAAAAAAGATCAAAAAATGCTACTGGATCAATTACGATATTATATTCCAAAAAAGGGCCATGACGACGGCCCGGATGCGATGGAGATGGTTAGGGATTTGAGCAGGAGCGGAATGATAGTTACTTCGGTGGAAATGTAAAAAAAATGGCAAACGAATATTGTGTATATGGACGTAGAATTAGTTACTGCAAAAGTTTTATTACCGCATTTTATCCAGTTGGCGACGCGTGTGCAGAATGTATTGATGAAAATGATATAATCGGACCATCTCCTGCAAAATATAGTGTACGTGTAAGTAGATGCGATAAATACGATGAATGTAACTGTAAAAAATGAAAAAGATAAATGAAGAAATTGCAAAGGGGTATATACGAATGAGGAAACATCCATCCGATCCAGAACTATGCATCCTAAATTATACTGCAAAGGCACAATACGCTCGGCGGTGGAATGATACTACAATGAATTGCAGGGGATGTATCATATATGAAAATGAAATAATATCAAATTCATTTTCAAAATTTTTTAATTTTGGTGAAACAAAAGAAACCACACTAAAAAACCTACCAGATGAACTTCCACAAATTACAGAAAAACTTGATGGATCATTAGGTATCCTGTATCATCATCAGGGGAAACCTGCGATTGCTACGAGGGGGTCATTTGATTCTGATATGGCTATATGGGCAACCAAGAAAATACAAAACATGTGCTCGTCATCTGATTTCATACCAGGATATACATATCTATTTGAAATAATTTATCCTGAAAACAGGATAGTCGTAGATTATAAGGGACGGAGTGATCTGGTATTGCTTGCGATTAGAAATATAAAAACAGGAATTGAAAATATTGATATAAAAAAAGAAGCCGCATACTTAGGATTATCCCATGTAAAATATTTCAGTGGCACGATACAAGAGATACTGGAACGTGCAAAACAAATAGATGGCACAGTACAGGAAGGATTTGTAGCAAGATATTCAAACGGACTAAGAATCAAAATTAAGGCAGCTGATTATATCCGATTGCATAAAATAATGACAGAATGCAGCAATAAACGAATATTAGATGCAGTCAAAAATGATACGATTGAAGATATGCTCACAAAAATACCTGATGAATTATATTCAAAAATTAAGAGTGCTATTAAATCAATTGAAGACGAAAGAGATGAAATAATACGATCTGCCTTGATTATATACGATCAAGTCAAGAATCTAACCAATAGAAAAAACCAGGCAGAAATTATTAAATCATCTGGAGCACATCAAGGTATCGTATTCGCACTTATTGACGGGGCGTCTATAGATCGAATTACACAGATGGCGTATAGTAAAATCACCAGGACACATGAAGTATGGAAATAAAATGCACCTAAAAGAAATTCTAAAAGAATTCGCAAATACATATACAGAGATACACTATCTCGTAGGTGGATTCTGCACCGGATACGTAGCCGGATGGATTTCAGGAGCGATATTTACAGGAATTCTCATATATATGCTTCATAGAATTCCATAGTTATATACTCTTGAATACAATTACATTATAATACCCCTTCTCTTTTTCTATCCCCTAAACATAAAATGAATTTTACAGAAACCCTAAAAAACGTTGTAAAAAATACACGTAATATTCTATCACCCGTACCGACAACAACAACTGTAGATATGCCCGTCGGAATGCATAAGGCGGTGATTCCTGATTTCTTATACCGTCCGCCATTCGGCAGGCCCCGTAAAATTGATGCTATCAAGATTCGTAATCTCGCGCAATCAACATATATTGAGGCAGTGATTGATACCATAGTCACCCAATGCTGCGCAATGGATTGGCAGATAGTTCCAAATACCGGTATGAAGGTATCTGAAGCGATCATAGATGATACAACCTATTTTTTCAAAGACCCAAACGAAAACAAAGAGAATATAAAAACACTGATGAATAAGGCACTGCGGGATATAATCCAGTATGACAGTGGGGTGTTTGTCAAAGCGTATGATCAAATGAGCTACAACGGTCTTGTGAGTTCGATGTATATTGCCCCGCATAAGTATAATCATACTCCGGGGTATATGATGAGCGGTGATCTCCGTCCACTCGGGCAGCGGACTATGACATCTATGAGCGTCTATGATGGGATCACATTCACAAAAGATCCGGACATACATGGAATACTCCCGGAACAACAGGCATACTGGCAGTATTTTTGGACGGCGTCCGGGAGACCGATCGCATTCAACCGGGATGAAATCACGTGGATAGAAAAACGCCCGTGCGGAAGCAGTCAATATGGAATATCCCCGATAAATATTCTCTCAAATGTTCTTGAGGCGCTTATTCTCGGGGAGACGATGTATACAGACTATTTCAAGGGCAATGAGATTCCGCCCGGTATGATCCAACTCCTAAATGCAAACGCAGAGGATATAGACAGATTCAAGGAGCAAATGAAGAACATGTTGGTCAAAAAGGATACGAATCTTGACATATACCGCCGGAAATTCCACAGCGCGCCAGTCGTCAATTCAGATGCTAAATATGTTCCATTCAGCATACCCCCGGCAGAATTAGAATGGCTGGGGCAACAGGCGTGGTTCTGTAAGATTGTCTGGATGCTATTCGGACTCGTGCCGAGCGAGATGGGATTCACAGAGGATTCCAATCATGCGACAGAACTATCACAGAATAGGGTTGTGAAAAGAAAAGCCATAAAACCATATCTTGATATGTTTGCATATAATTTTACCTCACAGATTCTCCCGGAATTCGGATTTGAGAAAAAAGTAATCCAGAACCGGACTATATACATTCCAACCATGCAGTTCCAATTCACCGGGTTTGATCTCGATGAAGAACTCGAAGAGCAGAAACTATACGGCGGACAACTGGATCATGGTCAGATTACAATCAATGAATGGAGGGAAAAGAAGAATCTTGATCCGGTAGCGTGGGGGAGTACGCCATATAAGCCACAACAGGCAGGCGGTAGCTTTTCTGAAACCGTGAACCGATTCATCCCTTCGGAATCGAGGAAGGCCCTACCGATGCCGCAGGCTGGTATTGGATTCAAAGATAACAGCGTATACTCTGGGAAAGTGATAGGGAAAATCGTAGACAATAAGCTAATTACAGAAAATGACACTAATATTTAGGCTTTCATGGGATCATTTCATGTCCCCGGGTCTCTTTGATATGGACAGTGATATTTTCTATATGCAAAATGAAGCGGAGATAATCATGTATCGCAGAGTCCAGGGCTTCATTTTCAAGGCGATTTTCCAGGCGGATACCCCTGAAGATATGAGTATATTCATGGAGTCGCATCTGAAGTCGGCATATCCTATATTGGGCGTAGAGAATGATCCGGAGATTGAGAATATGGCGAATGCTGAAAAAATAAGGTTGCTTCAGAGTCTGGCGAATGATACGGATACAATGGCTCGTGATAATACTGTCAAGATCGGTAATATTAGTCCGCCTTAAAACACATCAAAACCATATCAATCGCATAGCTGAATTACAATTCATTACTGTTGTTTGTCAATATAAATTAGGCAAACCTAAAATAAAATGGGGTCTGTAACATCAACAATAAAAGCAAAAAGCGGGCATGTCTACGTATATGAGACGACAGTCACACCATCCGGCGGCAATATCTCCGAGGATATAAAAATAACAGTTTCACTCGCACTGCTAAACTTCAACGCCGATCTACGGCAGGTAATTGTAAAATCTACGACATCAACCACAACCTTTAATTTTGGAATATTCACGAAATCGGATGATTTTCCGGTGTGGACCAAGTCCGGGAATACCGGGTATTTCAATGACGCGTCTAAGCTCCTTGCGTGTATGGTTGGTGAGGTGTATTTGAGGATATATGATGCGTCACTGGATGAAGCCATAAAGATTAAATTAATATATAAAGAGTAGGATGTTAGAATACAAATACGATAAGAATACAAGAGCCACAGCAACCATAGCCGGAGCGGTAGGCATACTAATGATGGCATCACTGCTTGGAATTCCTACTGATGATATGAATATAAATTCAACAAATAATATTAATAAACTTCATAGTGGCATAACACAGGAAACTGATCTGATTATGTCAAGTACGCCATATCTTGCGGATAAATTAGATTATAGTATTGAAATTCTTAAGAGGGATAGATTTAATTGCCCTACTGATTTTAGAATATTTTGGAGTTGGAAAAATAAGAGTGTTCAGAAAATAATTGAGGATAGTGCAAAATTATCTGAGAATTCGGCAATAAATTATCTTGATGGATTCACGAAGGTAAAAAAGAACTTGACAGAGAAAACAAACAAGAAATCATACTTATTCGGCCGGAAGCCGGATAAACAGATGATAAATGATATAAAGGAATTTCAGAAAGCACTCCCGATCAAGAAAACAAAAGGTGTAATATGTGAGGATAGCATTAATGTTTCTAAGAATTCCGGGCACTTTGACGTATCATTTGGTGGGTGCATGATAGGAGAATCAATCCGGCTTGGGTTCGGGACTGTCACATTTACGTTATCGTCACCGGATGAAGGATTATACACTAACAACAACACCCCGACGTTTACATTCACTCCGCTTTCGACAGTTAGCACTACATTCACATGCGAACTTAGGATCAACGGCACAGGATACGGTGTGAATGCAACAACTCAAAACAATACAGCTACGACTATTGTGGCTAATGCTTCTCTTTCGGATGGAGGATATTATTGGGATATTAACTGCACGGATACAGACGGGATGTTTCATTCCACTGACAGGAATTTTACGATAGATACAGTTCTCCCAAAACTTGTTTTCGGGGGGCAGACCCCAGCGGATAATGCTTATGTGAATTATAATAATATTTCAATTAATTTCTCGGTTTCAGATACATCCAACACGTCCACTTTTCTGGATTTTGATAGAAGTCTTATCGGATATTGGAGTTTTGACGCAACCGAATCAAACGGCACGATTTGGGATAATTCAAGTTGGGGGAATCATGGAATCCTAAAGAATCATGCTACGAATTTGAGTGTGAATGGAAAATTCGGGCAGGCGATGGAGTTTGATGGGGTTGATGATTATGTTAGTATACCTCATTCAGAAAGTATAAACATTATTGATGCTATCACAATTGAGGCTTATATAAATAGAGAAAGCACGGGTACTTGGCAAAGGATAGTAGGCAAAGGGGGTAGTAATGGTTATCATGTAGGTTTAAATTCTGATGATAAATTACATTTCACTATAAGAAATATTGTGGGTATAATTTCAACTGGGGATCAATTAACCGATACTTCAAATTGGCATCATCTTGTATATGTGAGAAGTGGAAATGGTGGTAATTGGACGTATACTTTTTATATTGATGGTGTATTAAATTCAGCTGTAACTGATTCACATAATATGAGTGGAAATTTAGGTATTTTAGCAATAGGTAGGGGTGGAAGTTTAGCAAGTTCATATTTCAACGGCACAATAGATGAAGTCCGCATCTACTCACGTGCCCTCTCACCCGAAGAAATCAATGCAAGTTACAGGGGAAGTAAATACTATCACAATTTCACAAATCTTTCAGAAGGTGAATACAATTACACCGCCTACGCTATGGATTTAGCCGGGAATTTGAATAAGAGTGAGAGGACGGTTACGGTAGATACACTCCCTCCATCTTGCACATGCACAAAGACCCCAACAGAATTAAATCTTTCATATCTTGGAGCATTCATAAACACAACATGCAATTGCTCAGATGCAACATCAGAAGTTGATAATTCAACATTCATATACGGTCACGGACTCGGACATAATCTGAATGTAAATTGGAGCATTAGATATGGTTTCGGAGATGAAAACAGAAGGGCTTGCAATCGATACAATATATCAGAAAATCCATTGCTTGCTAAATGGTATGAATCAATAGGACTTGGGTATTTATCTGATATTTTCACGTATGGTGTGCATGATACAAATAGTTCACATCTATCACTTAACGGTTCTGGAGATGGGTGGTCGCAGTTTAGAATTTCATCATTACTCGAACATTATCTTCATAATGAGTGGGATGTATGCAGGACATGTCTGCAATACGATGAAAAATTAAATAACGTAACAGTATATAAGAAAAACATACTCGCCAAAAGATTCGATTATGGTTCTGATGATCCGAATACAACAGTAGTATGCCATGTAAATGTTCATTATCAAGGGTCATTGTCAAATATTAGAGTAGACTACTGTGATTCTAATTTAGTTACGCTTAATGAAAAAACACCGTGGGATAAGAGCTACTGCAATCTTATAACGGAATTTGCCAATTTGACTCCTATATATTCTGTAAGAAATTCAACGTATATAAATGAAATAATATTCACCGTCGATAATAATTCTTATTTCGGCACAGTACGAGCAAATAAAACATACTATATCTTATTCTCTGCATATACTGAAAACCTTCCTGGAAATGCGTATCAGTTCCCATGGTCAAACGAATCAAATATCTCAGGTGACGGCATAGGATTCAATAATATAAACCGTACATTCTATTCAACAGACGAGGGCGACACTTGGGAGGTGCAACCATATACAATAGATATGACATGCAGGCACGTGCACACAAATCATGATATATTGCGAGAGTGGGTGTATGTTTGCGATATTGCCGGAAACTGTAATTATACTGGGCTTACAAACTATACTATGGGCGATATTGAGAATATTGCACCACAAATCAACATTTTAACCCCCTCAACTGGAGAGAATATAACAAGGAATTATAGTATAACCTGGAATGCTGTAGACCCAAATGGGGATTCAATGAATTATACAGGATACCTGCTAAATTCAGATAATTCAATTAATTTAACTCTTTTTACAGAAATTTCAGATAAAAACTATACATGGGACACATCAAACGCAGCAGATGGCACATGGAGTATAAATGTAACTGTAACTGATACAGGCAGATTAAACGATTCAGATACAATATTGAATTTCACAGTAGATAATACAAACCCCGCAATAACTCTAATATCTCCAGCAAATGGAAGCGTATCATCATCTGATATAATTACATTCAGTATGAATGTATCTGATAATCTAATGCTCAATTATACCGAATTCTGGCTTGATTTTCCAGTGTGGGCGAAGAATCAAACAAACTACACACAAGGAGATGGTATTAGAAATTTTATAATTAATTTTTCAGAGATAACAACAGACTATACAATACAATGGCATGGTAGAGTGTATGATACAGTCACACGAACAACAACGTCCGCCAATTGGTCGGTCACAGTCACAACAATACCCGAGTATTGCAAGTATATCTATAATTGTCTTTATGGCGGCAATTGTACCGGGTGGTGGATCAGTGACCTATGCACGCAACCCGAAGACTCACCCGGCTGGATATGGTAAAATGTCAGACTCAATAATATTCAAGTGCGGTAAATGCGACGCACAGAACCTAATAGAATCAAAAGCGCTCACAACATCATCCATAGGATACGCCCCGAATTTCCTGCAGCTACCAACCGAAAAAATAGAAAAAGCAAAAACAGTAATCCAGCTTGAAGATATACTCGGGAAATTCATATTATCTTTCCTAAAAGAAAAAGAAAAACAAATACTCGCAGAATTAGAGACCATCCAGGTATCCGATCAACTAAGCCAGATCAAGACATCAATTAGCCTGGTAGAATCACTGATAGCCCGTCTGAAAGAAATCCTTGATATGGACGCAATACGTGGCGTAATCGGAGCAACGATAGAAAAGGCATTCATGAAGGGCAATGATCAGGCAGAAAACGAATTAAAGCTGGAATTCGTACCGAATGAAAAGGCGATAGACTTCATCCGTACCCACACCTTCGGAAATGTGAAGGATATGAATGATGAAATCGCATCTGATCTGCGGGCTGAATTTGAAAGGGGATTATTGAATCTGGAAGGCCCGAGAGAAATTAAGAAGCGAGTGCTAAAAGTATTCGATGTGAATGAAACCCGTGCTATGGCAATCGCAAGAACGGAGATTAACCGGGCGGTTGGATACGGCACTCTTGAGGGGTATCTGCAGAGCGGCCTTGAGGGAGAAAAGGAATGGGTCGCCCACATAGATAAGAGAACATCTGATATATGCAGGCGGAACAACGGTCAGCGTGTCCCGCTTAAAGAAAAATTCAAGGATAAGAAAACCGGAGAGGAATTTATGACTAATCCTTTTCACATAAATTGCAGGTCTCGCATCATAATGCACCCGACCCCGGTCGGTAATGTAACAGACTATGAAAAGAAGGCCGTGAAATATTGGCATGATCATGGCATTGGGGCAAGTGAACAATCAAGAATATTAGGAAGAGATAAGAGTACAGTTTATAGAATATATGAAAAATTAGAATTGAATTAATTTTTAAAATGGCATATCCAAATCCAAACCCGCACGAACATACAGGCAAAATATGTTATGGGTGCAAAAAGAAAATACTGCAGAATGAACATGCATGGTTTTCAATGATGGGCCCAATACATAACAATAAAGATTGTTTTAAATTAACAAAAAAAATCAGTGGATTCACGAATATTGGAAACCCAGATTAATCTAAAATGGCAAAATATAGAAAGAAACCAATCATAATCAAGGCCGAGCAATATACAGAAAAAGGAAAATTCGTTACAGGCATGTGCATTTCTGATGAATGTTATGAAGCAGGAATCACTACGCCGCATGTTCATACAGCACATAATAATCAATTGGTATATGTGGAAATAGGTGACTATATAATTCCTGAACCGGATGGAATACATTATTATCCCTGCAAACCGGACATATTTGAAGATACCTATGATTCTATAGACTGATTCTTTTTTCCAGCCATTCTTATATCGCACATAACAGAATAGGAATTAATGGAAAATAATACTTATGAATTCTATCTCCCTAATTTTTCACTCAAAACCGAAGAAATTAAGGGAATAAAGCAGTACTTCCTTACAGGTTATCTTTCTACGTCCGATTTAGACAGTGTTGGCGATGTTGTGTTGCCAGAAGCAATAGATGGAATGATAAAACAACTTCTTAATTTCAATATAAAACTCGATCTGAATCATGAACTTGTAAAAAAGGGCGTTACAATCCCTCTCGGAAGAATAATATCCGCAAATAAAGATAAAAAAGGGGCACTTATAAAGGTATTATTGAATGAGGCATATCCCGATTTTAAAAGTATTTTTTATCAGCTTAAAAATAAATTCATTGACGCCCTTAGTATCACATTTGCAAAACCACAAAAAGGAGAATATGTAATCCAAAAAGGGATTCGATACTTAAAAAAAATCAATCTGATAAATGGAGCGGCTACTCCATACCCAGCTAATTCTAACTGTTCAATTCTAAGCGTTTTTTCAAAATCACTCAATGAAATCGAAGAAAATAAAAATCCTACAAAAACCAAAGAGGTAACCAAAATGGCAGAAAAAAAAGAAGAAGAATCCGGCGGGTCTGAAAATAAGGACATCATAACAGAACTTGCAGAATTGAAGAATACACTGGTCGAACTCAAAACAGAAATCAAGGAACTCAAATCTGCACCAATACCCGCACGGCTTGACGCTATCACATCTGAAATTCTTGAGCGCCCGGAATTCAAGGAGATCAAGGATGCGATGGAAAAGAAGACAAGTGAAGCTGAACTTGATGGGATGAAAAGCAAACTTGAAGAGATATACGGCGTTCTTCATGCTCCGCAGAATCATGCGATACAGGAGAGTATTCCTCAAGAGATCAAGGGAGCGGCAGAAACCAAAGAAGCCACGAGAGTAAGCGGGCCTCTGGATTACATATAGAACCATATCACATACAAAAAAAACTACATTGGAGGGATAAAATGGTATACGATAGCAAAATAATGCGGAAGGGGCAAGGGACTCCATCAGGCGGTATAATTCACAAAGGCACAAATTATTTTCCCACAAAAGACGGGCTTGCGGCTGTTGCATCAAATAATCCTAAGACATTGGCTGATATGGGTATCAGTGATCCTGGGAGTCTGAATGCGGAAGCCTCATTTAAGGGTGGATTTGGGTTTGGAGCAATGGGAATCGGTCATGAGCAACTATACTCAAACCCTGGCGGATTTGGATTATTCGGGAAATTTGATCTGCGTCCAGATATGAAGAATTTCATTGATAATCAGATGGTTCAGATGAAGGCGCTTGCAACTACGGCAGGCGGTGCAGGAACTGCGGGGTATGCGATGATCCCGGTGTATGTTGATCCTCGTGTGGTGGATGTTACGAGAAAATTCACGCCTCTTGTTGAGATGATTCAACGAGTCGCAAACATGGGAACCACAGCAGACTATAATCAAGTAACCGCTAAAGGGGCAGCTGCCTATAAACTTGAAGATGCGGGATTAACTGATCAGAATGATACCTATGATAGAAAAAGTCAGGCAATCAAGTACGCGTATTCAGTCGGCAGAGTAACCGGACCAACACAGATGGCAATGCCAGGGTATACACTGCAAGGATTCACTCCATCAGGAACCGGACTCGGCGGCGGGTCAGGGTTCGGCGGAGTCGGTGCGCCCTCTGCGAATCAGATCGAGGTATTGATGAAGACCCGGGCACTCCGGGAACTACAGGAGAATACAATAGTGAACGGTGACGCCACGGCAAATGATTATAATGGAATAATCAATTTGATGTCTACTACGAATACCGTGGCATTAGGAACAACCGCGCTTAAATTGTCCGATATAAAAACAGCGATCAGGTACGCATTCGATGACGGTGGCAGGCCTAATCTTGCAGTATGTTCTTCGAGTGTCTATGAGGATATAGAGAATCTTCTTTCAGACCAACTAAGGGCGAATCTCCCAATGACAAACTTACCCTGGGGGGTTGAAACAATGAGCTTGCGTGGAATGACAGGAACAATGCCACTTATTCCTTCAATGTTCATGAGCAACACATCCGGCAGCAAAGGCATATACTTCCTTGATATGACCTACTGGGAAATGAGAACCTTACTGGATGTGACTTATGAGAAATTAGCGAAGACAAACGACAGCGATAAGTTCATGCTGAAAGCCTACGAAGCACTGATCTGCAAAAACACAGGGTTCAGTTCTTCGGTGACAGGAATAGCATAGGATTCCCTGATGGGAATTCATAATATTATTTTTTACGAAAAATGGCAAATGAAGGATTCAGAAGCAGGAAGGGGCCATCAAGTCCACCGTATACAAACAATCCATATTATTCAGATTTGGACGTAACGCATTACGGTAGGCCACCATTCAATCCTAATCGAGTTACTTTGATTGAGAATTTTAAGCGGCTACCATCAATAAATGCAAGTATTGGAATCTCTGTAAATACTGATTTTGAAGTGGTGGGAACCAATGCGAGTGCGGATGATGTGACGTTTGCAGGATCATTGGGCGCAATACAATTACAGACCGATGGAGCAGATAACGATCAAGTTATTATAGCACCACATCTTGATACTGGTCAAAGTGCATGGACTGGCATTAAGTGGGGCACCGAGAATCAAGTAATATATGAATCTGTTATTTTTACAGGCGCAATTGCAACACTTACGATTTGGTTAGGACTAAAATCAACAAATACGAGTGTAATAGTAACCAATAATGATCAAGTATGGTTCAGATATGCTGCATCATCTGATACAAATTGGCAATGTTTATATTCAATTGGTGGTGTAGATACAGCAATCGATTCTGGTGTTGCGGTTGTAGCTAATACAGAAGTATATTTTAGGATAGAAATTGATTCCGATAGAATCGCACACTTCTTTATAAATGATAAAGAAGTTGGGGTAAGTACTGCCTTGACGAATGATGCCGATCTGATTCCATACATTGGAGTACAAGCAAATACTGGGGCGGCAAGGGCTATCAATGTAGTGAAAACCGCAATATCAAGAATAATCTACGAATAAAAAAAATAAAATTCAAAAATATATCAAATACTAAAAATGGCAGTAATAGCTATAGCAGATTGCACGGTCACGGTGCTTGGATGTGAGGCAACAGCAAGGAAAATTAAAATTGTAACACCTACAACAGCAGATGATGGTGATACAATTGATTGCAGTACATATTTCACAAATCATTTATATGGTTTTTGTTATGGTGCTACAGATGGGTGTTTGTCGCTGAATAATACACCAACATCTACTACGGTGATAATACCCGGAGCAACTGACAACGAGGCAAGAACAATCATAGCAATGGGAGATTAGAAACCCAAAGTTAAATCATGCACCCAAAGAAAATGACAGACGATAAACCGAAAACCATTGAAATAACGAATCCTTGGGAAACCGTAAAAAATGCGGTGGTTAGTTATGCACTAACCGGATTAATCAGGATTCCTGCGTGGGTAGCAGTAAACCCCGGCAAGTCAATCGATGTGGAAGAGGATACTATCACAAGAAATCTTCGCCTGGGATTTGTAAATGCCGGACCAAGTGCAGAAGAACTTGAAAAGAAAATTGCAACTAAGGAAAAGGAAATTGTCGAAGCCAAGAAACTAAAGGCGAAGAAACTTGCTGAAGCAAAAAAGAAGGCCGATGAAGAGGCGAAGAAACTTGCTGAATCGAATAAAAACAAGAAGCAATAACAATGACAGAATATGATGCGAGGCGGCAGAATCAGGCCCCGATTGCAGCGCGTGACTTTGATTTAGTCCTTGCACATGGCCCAAATCCAACAACAATAGAATCAGCACTTAACATCAATGGCACTGTAATGAGTCTTTTTGTTGTAGTGCCAAATCTGACAGGTGTTGGAGGATGCACTGTATATCTTGTCACATCAGAGGGTAGGGAGTTCTGGAACTCTGGCAATATTGCAGAGAGCGCAACGCATCATCTTCAGCCCGGAATATCATTGATTGATAGCGATAAGATCAAGATAGTAACCGTAGATAATCAGGTCGCAGATATGACTTTTGGGATAGAGTCACGGCACGCATAGTTTTTTTTATGCGTATTCGTCTATTTTCACATAACCAAGGGGGTTAAAAAAATTATGGATAAGAATCCGATAAAACTGATTGATAGATATAGAATTCTGGTTTTGATTGTTGGGTGTATATTATTATCAATGAGTGTGAATGCCGCATGGTATACTTTTGATGATTGCGGGGATATTGATCCGGTATCAGGAAACCCCGGTTGGTATTCACATGCAACTTATGATAAATTAACAGTTCCACTTATAAATACATCACTTGTAAAACAAGGTAGTGCATCAATGGAATTAACGTGGAATACATCAAACTCAGTAGAGACAAAATCAATATTCTGGTCGACAAATGATTATAACACTACTCTGGATCAGTACAAGAATGGCTCATTAACTGTGTGGGTATATATCCAAGATTCATCCATATTAGAGTCTGTGTGGATCACATTCGGAAACAGCATATGGGATGATTTTAAGGGCGATAGGTTCACGCTTTCAGATGGATGGAACGTATTAACTCTTGATTTTGATACATGCGATTCAAATAGCGGAACTGTGAATTGGTCGGCAATTGATACAAGAGCCATACATCTAATTCAAAATACGTCAAATCTGAAAAATGGGTCTGTAATAGTCGATGATATGCAATTGCACGCTGATGATCCCTTAATAATAACAAATAGGACAGATTATTGGGAAATCAATAATAATCATTATCGCCTAAAATTTGAGAAGGATTATGAGACAATCTACGAATTATATCAGAATCACGATAGAAATCTTATAACTGGTGTTGGCAGTGTTGGAAAACGGGGAATATATAATACGGAGTACCATTCTACAAAAAACGGAGGTAATGTATATAGCAGCCGATGTACTGATTGCACTGTTGAAACAAATCTATTATATAATTCTTCTGATCTGGCAGTTCTTCAAAGATATATTTATGAGAATTATACAAATATTTCTGAGTATTATCATTTCATAGATCAGCCGTACATCGTAATCAAAGAATTACGTCATACCGATTCAGTTGAGAGTCATACAAACTTCCAGACATATTACTACATCAATAATGATATATTTAAATCTGATGAAAATATATTCCTAATGCTATACAATGGAACCCGTGGAACTAATGCAGATTCAGGAAAAGAAGAACACCATTACGCTCCCGCGATAAACTATGGGTATGCAGATGAATTTCCTTACTGGGATGCATATAATTCCACCATAAATGTATCAGTAGGTGCGTTTTATACTGGGATGTCAGATGATAAGTGGCTGACTACATCTATATTCTGCTGTGGGGAATCTACAGGATGGACAGAACCACAACTGAACCATTACGCCGCAGGTGATGCGTATTCCTTCCTGATGAAGAATACATCCGGTACTATGTGGACTGAGACCTATATCTGGACCGATGAAGGCCAAATAAACGAATCATTATCTGAAGAAAGTTTCAACTCTGAATATGGCGATAATATTACTGTCCCTAGTATCTTTTCTGTTGCACCGTTCAACATTACGTATCCGGGTTCCGGGATTGATCTAACAACAAATTCATTAGAATTGCATGGTAGGGTTACCTATTTTCAGGTATATTCTCCAACGTATATGAGGTGGTACGACCCGCATGAAAACGGAAGGATATACCTTAGGATGTATAATTCAAGTGGAAGTTATAATTTAGGTGGCGGGTCGGGTGTAGTTTCACAATATCAACAGAACTATAACGCAAATTCAACTCATGCCTGGGGAAATATGACATGGGAAACAAACAATCTAAATGTAACTTGGCATCTCGAAGCATCAAAAAATTCTGACGTGGCAAAAATAAAGTATGTGATAACCCCCGTTCAAAATGTATCAATATCAAACATCTCTGTGGTATTATTTGCACAAGGCGAAGGCAGAACTGCTTATGCGAACTTATCAGGTAGACTTGTAACTGCAACATGGAATAAGGAATTATTGGGCTCTGAAGGATATTCAGTATATTCCAAGACCGATCCGACTAATGTAGATTTTTCAGGATCAGGTTATAAGTATTTTTTCTATCTCAATAATTCGGCGGATGTAAAGTATAATCAATCGGATTCCTGGACTATTGAGCTTGAGGTATTCGGACATAAAGGAAGTATTACGAGTTATGATAATTTTTCGAATATGGACCAGCGAGTGCATAAGTATATGAAATATGCCAAAACAATGCCGGGCCTCCTAAATGATAGCTTCGGTCAAATTGTAGACCAGAATGTAATAATCTACAATGCCACCTACAACACAACACACATGAACCTTAAAGCGTATTCCATATCAGGATCGGCACAAACAGCATACATATACACCAATATTTCACAGGTTAAATATATACTGCCGAATGATGGAATCTACAGGATATATGACAGATGGGATATTTCTATAGCAACCGGAGCGACAACAGAAGAAATAGATATGCCCTGGGGGGCATGGAATACATCAATCCCCCATCTTTCATCAGTACCATCCCCCGTCGAAATCCGCAAAGCATCATTCGATCAATCCGCAGACCGTGGAAATGGTGTAGTAACAATCCAATCATACAGCACATCAGATTACATCCTCGGAATAGAGATGCCAAACGCAACCTGCAAGTATGGATTCAGGAATGCAAAAATTAAGGATGCCGACTGGGATGCGTGTAACTTTAATTTGTCTGTCCGCGGGAATCGGGTAGTGACTATAACAAGCTATTACTCCCCCGGATTTCCAACAAGTGCGATAGCAGCATTCGGAGCGGGCGGATTCGCATTTTTAGTATGGCTATGGAGACGTGGACGGAGATAAAAATTAAATTTGAAAATGAAAATTGAAAATATTAAATGGATGGGAATAGGTGGATTGACACTTATATTTGTTGCAATTATGGCATCAATTGGTATGGGGGTTATGGATATTTCAAGTACATATATAAATGCGACAATCGGATATTTTGGATCATTGCTTGTAGATAATCGTATAGAAATAGGATACGGATTAAGCGGAAATAGAACGGCATATATTGATCTTGTTGGCGATGATACTTATACTGATTTTGGATTGCGAGTAATACGGCTGGGTGATGGAAATAATGCAAATTCACAGATTGAACACAGAGGAGATGGGAAACTTGTATTTAGGATTAGGGACAATGGCAGTATATACTTCCAAAATACAAATGTAAGTTTTGGAGCCACTACACCGACAGAAAACTATGATTTCAATGGTAAAGTGCAATTAAGGGATCATCTGGTAATTTATTCGAATAACACAATAGATGTAGGAAATACTACAAATAAAGTAAGGAATCTATACTACGTTACAGGCTACGCCGGGGATATATTCTTCGCAAACGACATGATCCTGACAGAATGCTATGATGGAAATATTGATGCTATGTGTTTCCTTGGAAGTGATGGAAATATAATCATGAAAATATCAGAGTCCGGCGACCTGAAAGTGGCTGGAAAAGTATCCCAGAACATCGATTTTGAAAATGACAAAGTTAAAGTCATGGGGGAATGGTATTATCCTGTAGACAATAATCTTACAGAATATAAAATCCAGAAAGAAAAAGATATGAGGGAAAAGGATAAGCTACGAGATAACGAAAGAAAAAATAACAATGGTATATAAAAATTCGTGGTTCATAATATGTATATTATTGATACTAATGCAGGTATCCGCAGCTTGGACTCTCAATGAAAACGTCCGGGTATCTACAAACGGAACCGGGTATTATGAACTTAATAATTCAATTCAATTATCAAGATTATTGATAAATGATACGGCAGTATACATATATGATACGAATTTCACAGGATATGAGATATGGGATTTGACAAATGGAATATTACTTCAAAATAATATATCAGAAAATATAACATTGCCGCCGATTAGTTCAGATATTGAAATTAGGATATTTAATTTTTTCAATGCGACAGGAGGTAGCATAATAAATATTACCGGGAATTATACCTGGCTCAATATTACATTCAACAATTCAGAAACGACAAATATAACATTATATATGGATGCCGTGAATAGCGAATGTAATTACAAGGCAACAACAGTAAATTATTCCACAATATCCTACTGCGGGCAGAGTTGTACAAACTGCACTATTCTGCTCGTAACAAATGGATCAAACTGGGAATCTAATATCATAGTAGCCGTAAGTGGCGATATATCATATTCAAATCTACCGTCAATCATAACAGCAGCGGCGGTGACAATAGTAACAATAGTCATATTATATCGGTGGGATTAGAATGGAACTAAAAAACATGGCCTCAAAGGAGGCGGTCGGAAGTGCAGGGGCAATGGCATTAGGTACGGTTTTTGCAAGCAAGGGCGTTGATGCCGTACTTGCCGGTGATCTTATAGGTGGCGGATTTGTGGCTGCATGCGGTATACTACTATTATTATTTCGTGAGGGAATACCTGGAAAAATACAGAAATAGACAAAAATGAACTGGAAACTGATCATTGGAAATACCCTGTTTTCCACAGGCTCGGCCACAATGACCATGATGTCAGGAAATGGAATGAATCTCATAGACATTGGTGTAGAGGATATATTCAGTGTGTCACTGATGATGGGTGGCCTGTATTTTGTGATTGCCGTGGGTAGAGAACTGACAAAAGAGGGCAAAAAGATAGAATGCGAAGAAAAATCAAAATCAATATTGAGAAGAAAAAGAAAGGAATATAGTATAGAAAAGAAGAATGGGGATTCTAGAAGTAATTTTGGAATCCTCGATTTTATACTGCCAATATAGAAAAATGCCAGACACATCAACATATACAAAAACATATACAGTCGGTGCGGGGGTAGCTACAGTATTCCCGGAAACCCCCGATCTGACAGGCAGAGTACACACCATAGAAGTCAATACAGATGGTGACTGTCAGGTAGAAATACAGACCTCTACAGACGGCGGGACCACATGGGAGATATTCGGTGACGACTATAAGGTTGATAATGTGCGGGATAAGCGGAGCATTCTATGCGACGGCATAATCAGAACAACTATAACTTCAAATGAAGCATCTGCAAGCCAGACGGTGACTCTGACTATAGAAACCACATCAATATCAAGCATGCACATATCCCCTGAAGATGTATGGAGAACGGCGGGGATAACTGCTGATGTTATGCCGAGGGGTGATGTAGCATTCATGATCAATAGGGCAATCGGTGGAGTTGAAGGATTCACGCACCGGAAATATGAGGCGACACAGATCACAGAGAAATATGCAGGGGATAATGGAAATATATTGATCCTGAAAAAATATCCGGTGATAAGTCTTGATACCCTGACAATAGACGGAACTGATGTATCACCGGATAATGTGGATGTATGGGAGAGAATCGGGAAACTGATACTCACAAATGATGCGGAAAAAACCACGTTTGAATCAGAAAGCGACGGAAGCCGAAGTATTGAAGTGACGTATACCTATGGAGAGACAGAGGCCCCGCAGAATGTCAAGAGACTGATGGAGTGTAGTGCGGCCATACAAATATTAATAGCACAACTCGGCGGAACGTACAATGACATAACGAGTTATAGCATAGGAGGACTCGAAGCAAGTTTAGGCGAGCCCTGGACTAACATAGACGCTGCGATAAAACGATTACAAAATGAAATTAATTGGCTCCTAAAACAAATACAAAAACAGCCATATATGGCTTAACCCTATATAACCCCTTACTCCTAATATATAATGAGAAATAAAAATGGCTCATTATTGGTTAGGTAAAAAACGCAGTCCGGAAACTATAGAAAAAATGAGGGCAGCTATGAAGGAAAAGGCAAAAGATCCAGAATTTAGAAAGAAATGTGGGGTTAAAAATATAGGTAAAACATCAAGTAAAAAAGGAAAAACGTATGAAGAAATATATGGCAAAGAAAAGGCCGCAGAATTGCGTGATAAATGCCGTAAACGTCAGAAAAGATTATGGAAAGATAAAGATTATGGATATAATATAAGCAAGGCAAACCGGGGCAGAGTTGGATATTGGGCAGGTAAAACCCGGCCAGCAATGATAGGAAATAAATTTGCATATAAGACAGGTAAATCAATAAGTGAAGGGTATGTAAGAATACTTGCACCATATCATCCACATGCAAATAATAAAGGATATGTACCTGAACATAGATTAGTGATGGAAAAACATATAGGACGTTTCCTTACGTCAAAAGAAGAAATACATCACATAGATGAAAATACATCCAATAATAAAATAGAAAATTTAAAACTATTTCCAGATAAATCAGCTCATATTAAATTTCATTATAATCAAAAAAATAATAAATTAAAAAAACGAAATGTCAAAAGCATTCAAAAATCTCGTAAAAAGCGGATTTGAAGATCAAATATTAGGACAATGGTTGGGCGAATCCATAATCCATACCAAACTAACAGAGACCTATGATTCAAATGGATACCTAATATCAACAACAGAGACAGAAGCAACAATACAAGGCATAATCTCACCCATCACAGAAAAAGATCGTGAAGTAATTGATCTCGGAGTCGTTGAGATTGGAGATGCACACGGATTTTTCAAGATTGGTGACAATGTGGGTGAAAAGGATAAAGTAAAAAGTAAGGAAAGCGGACGGGAATATCAAGTCGTTAAGATTGATAGTCATGCAAGAATACACGGAGAGGCATTATTCATCCACGCATATATGAAATACAGAGAAACACCATGATAACATTCAGTGTTGATACAAGCGACCTCGATGCAAAGATGGATCGATTGACTAAAATAGATATAGAAAGAATTCATGAGGGGATCGGTGTAATCATAGAGGGGCATGTTGTGAGAAAAATAGATGAACTCGGACTTGTAGACCTGGGAGCATTTAAGGCATCAATCTCATATCGCACATACCCGGATCATGTATTGATTCATGATGGCGTGCACTATGGCGTACATTTGGAGTATGGGACCCGCCCGCATAAAATCCGGGCAAAAAATAAGAAGGTATTGCATTGGAAAAAAGACGGCAAGGATGTTTTTGCATACTCGGTGAATCACCCGGGGACAAAAGAGTATGCGCCATTCAGAAAAGGGCTTATCGCATCACAGGATGATGTAACAGCGTTTGTAAGAAGCAGTATAATCAATTGTATAAGTGGTGGGGGATAATCATGTCTACGGTGGCCGAAAGAAAGTTTGTAGCATTTTTGAGAAAGCTGAAAGACGGCGGACTTGATGGAAACCCCCTGGCGTATATTGAAAAGATATACTCGGATATGCCAAGACAGGACGTTGGGAGAATGTCTTTTCCACGTCTGCAGGTCAAGGAATTGGGCAGCACATCAAAATTCATAGGTATGGGGGCAGAGGATAGATTATATGAAATATCAATGCAGGTTATTATATATGTGGATATGGATTCTCCAATTCCAGAGGCGGACGTAAACCACTTCTGGGGGGAGAGCAGAAACCTAAGCCCTGAAGAAGCATCCGGGGCAATATCCTATCACGTGGCAAAGGTGACCGGGAAAAATCGGGCGACCCTGCATTCAGATAATAATCACCAGTTCATATTACGAGGCGTGGCATCATATACCCCAATGGGAATTGATAATGATTATTTTGAAAAATTGAATGTATTCAAATCATCAATGGCGTTTAATTTTTATCTCCGGGACTGAAAATGGAAAAAAATAATAAAAAGAGAATTCGGATATATCCTACAAAAAAAACAGTTGGATGGATTTTGATAGTCCGGGGAAAGGGCAGATTTCAACCATCAACATTAGACGAATTCCTTGAAGTGGAAGTAAGCCAGAAAGAGGAAAAAAGAATAAGAGAAAATCCAGGTGTAATAATAAAAGAGGTAAAATAAAATGGCAGACTTCGGAGGTAATGTAGCAGGAACCGGGCTTAACACGATCATGGCGGTCGGATTGGAAGAAACGGCATATAATACGGCGGCAGCGTCTGAAATGTGGAGCAGTCTTGTAGACAGTTTCAATCCTTCGCGTGAGGACACGGTATATTCTGCAAGGGGTATGACAAACGTAAGAACTATGACCGCACAGCAGATCATCGCAAGTAAATATCCTGTATCAATACGTGGGAAAGTTGATAGTGGTGTACCGTTTGCAATGATCGGAGGGTACATAAGCGGTGTCACAGACCCAACTATAAGTATATTCAGAGGGGCAAGCCATTCAACACCCTCAAAAGTATATCTTCCAAGCTGGACACTCAAAAGATCATTCGATGATGAAAGTGATAGTTTGAATATTCTCGGCGTGACATTCGATACCGGGACATTCACATGCGATCTTGACGGGCCCTGGATGTTTGACTTATCAGGGGTTGGAAAATCACAGGCGGCAGTTGCAGCAACTGGCGTAAACATACCCGCATTCATGCTCGGATCATGGAATACGACAACAAAGATTAAGGTTGATGGTGCGACATATTCATCGGCAGGCGCGCTAACGATTGAGGGAATCAGAAACCTTGCGTTTTCAATCGCAAACAATCTCAAAATACGCCCGGAATTCGGAGCATCCGCACCCGTTGCAATCCGACAGCCAAAGGCCGGAATTGTTGATATAGAATTGAGGATAACCCGTGGGTATATTGATGATGATATATGGGTTCAGATTGCAGATGGTGGCGTGAATTCTTTTGAGATAGCGACGACAGACGGAACCGTTACGCTAACAAATGAATTCGATAATTGTCTTACAAAAAAGACAGATCAAACTACTCCAAATGACGATGAAACTAATGAGGTCTGCGTATTGTCTGTCAAGGATTGGAATTGCATTGTAAGTTCTGATGGTGCATCGTATGTCACATGGGATTAGTGAAAATCCATTAAAACAAGGATTGAAACATTAGAAGTTAGAATTTTTATTTTATAAATCCAATAAAACAAGGATATAAAAAATACCAAGTGAGGTAAATAAAATGCATGAAGTGAATGTGACTATAAGTGCAGGAAGCTGCACGGTCGCCGGGAAAACAAGCGGCGAACTAAAGGAAATGAGTCTGATAACCAAGTGGAAAGCAGATGAATATGATAAGCGCATGGAAACTGCAAGATCAAAAACTGAAAAAGAAGGAATTCTAAGGCAAAAGGCGAAAGCCATATCAAAACTATACTTTGAGCATCTTGCTACATTCATCACCAATCATAATTTCAAATGTTCGAATAATGCGCATCTTGGAAAATTCCTGGCGGGATTGAGTGAGGATGATGTACAACTAATTGAGGTCGGAGCAAATGAAGGAAGCGGTGTAACTCCAGAGGAAGCCTCGGATTTGCAAGGGCCATCCGGGACAAAGGAATCCCAAAGACCCAAGCAGTAATTGATATTCTGACGAAGATCACACTGGTAAAGGGCGGGTTCGGTCTCGGATGGAATGATGTACCTAAGCTACCACAAAAAGAAAAAGAAATGCTCATGATAATCCTGAAATTACGGCAGGGGCAAAATCCTCAACCAACAGAAACGCCTACAGGAAAAAATACAAGTATACGCAGAACTCCACTCTGAAAAATGGTGAATATATCGGCAAGTATAGGAATCAAGGCAGGCATGGATATGTCTGAAGTCGAACGTGGCAAGGAAAAGATCACGTCCCTATTCGATGAAACGAAACGAAAAGGGAAAGAGACTAATGTATTTCTTGAAAGGAGCACAGGATTGATAAAAGGACTCACAAAGGCATCCGCTGCATTCGGTGTCGGGCTTCTTGCAAGTCTGACCGGGGTGGTTGCGATGTCACCGCAATTCAAGGTTATGTTCGAACGTTTGAAACCCATACTGTATGATCTTGGAATGTATATGGGCGGGAAATTGCAGCCGCTTTTTGATGGGATGGTTGATAGTGCCGGGAATTTTGTATCAAAATTCAAGGAATTAGATGAAAAGCATAATATTCTTGGAAAAATCGCAGAGGGTGGGAATAATCTACTGTCCTCACTTGAGGGAATTGCATCGGAAGGCACGCTGGACAAAATAATAGGCATGGTGAGCAAAACGATAGAGATTACCACAAATTTTCTTTTTGGGGGCGATGAAAATACCGGGCTGATTGGAATACTCGGTGAGCTTGGAAAAACAGCAGGCGGGATAATCTCAAAAACTCTGGAACTATCGATCAATACGATAGGACTTGACAACACTACAAAGGCAGCGATGATTGGGGCGGCTATGCTCATTGGGAATGCGCCGATTGCGGTAGCGCTAACGGCGGCGTTTGGATTCCAGCATGTGGAAAAAGCGGCGAAGGGATATGTTGAAGGACAAAAGGAGCTGGGCGACATCATAGAAACGCATGGCGGCATAAAAGGGTTTATGCAGTCTGATATGCCCGGAGATGTGAAGGGTGCGGCATATTCATTATATTATGTGGATCAAGCAGCCAGAGCAATAGCAGGGGTAATAGAATACCTTTTAAATCCTAAGAAATTCAGTGTCGTAAATAACCCGGATGTATGTCCGGGACCGTATGGAAAAAATAAAGTAACTGTAGATTTTGGAGATATTCCAATAGTTTAGAGTCATCGATGACATCCAGCCATATATCACCATTGGCCCGCCCTGTTTTTTCATTTTCAGGGCGGGCTCAAGATACCTTCATAACCTATACTTTCATAAGAATATACTATAATTTCATACGAAAATGGCCGCAAATACAGACTTCAAACTAACCTGGCTCGATAATACAAATATATTCACATTCCCGTCAGGATGGGCCCCGTCAAATGAGAATTTAAGCCCCGTACTCCACGGCGAGAACATAAACCGGGCATACGATAATATCATGAATCATTTCCCGTATGGTGTCGGACAGACCCCAATTGTATTACAGGGTGATCTTTTGGATGATAATGATAGATGGAAACTATCATCTGCGATAATTGATCGCAGACTAAAAAAACTATGGCTGAGAACTGATTGGTACTATTATGTTCTTGGTGTCGAGGCCAGGAAAATGCGGGATGAAAGTCTTCCGGGAATGGGGATGTATACGGCGGCATTTGATGCGGTTGATCCGTTCTGCTATGAATCAAATGATAGTACGCCACGCGCGTCAAGTGTAATCACCTGGGATGCGTCCGCAGATAGTGATGTGGCAAAAGATGTAACTGTAGACCTTAGAAATGCAACAGTTCCAAATAATACAACATTTGTAGAGCCTATTTTTTGGATTACAACACAGGCAAACGCCACAGTTTCAAGAATACGCATAGAGGATGATACGAACCGTAAACTTGATGTGACATTTGCGCAGGGTGTAAGTGAAACCTGGCTTATTATGCCGTATCTGAAAACATCTTATGAGGGATTCACAACAGAAAATCCAGTTGCGATAAAAACACAAAATGCACCAGTAATCACGACACATTTTGCTCTCGATCTTCCTATATTTCTTGATTATCTCGGCGGAACTTTGCGACTTTTGGAATCATCTAAGATCAGGGCGACCACTGATTTTATAGCATCAACAGCCGCATGGAAAATGAACCGAAGATACCCACGTGCAGAAGATGATGTTCAAACATTATTCGCAGTCAAGCCAACTACAGGAAGCACCGGAGCGACTGATAATGTAACAATTCAGGCACAATATCTTTTGCGGAGGATTTGAATATGAGTGATATAATTCTCAAAATATATTCAACAGGCGGCGCATGGGCGAATACCCTAGATCATGAAATATCCGGGGAAATTCTGAATTATACTATTGTAGACAACTGTAATTTTCTCATAGATACTGCAAGTTTTCTGATAGACAATTCATCGCACCAGTACGAGGATGATATAACTGTAGATGATAGTAGCAGCACGCAGGTATGGCGGGCGCACGCGATGGATGGAACCCTGATTAATTCCGGCGTAATTACATCCGTTGAAAAAGTCGGCAGCAATCTTCTGGTGAAAGGAAAGGGAATGTCTGAATTATTTGCCCGGAAAATAATAGAAAGTGAATCATTCTACAGCAAGGACGGGGCTGGAAATGCGATGCATGGTAAATACATCCTCACAGATACGACCTATGGGCTTGTTGGCAAGTACCTGTCTACTACTTACGGAGCCATTAACGTTTTAGCGTCAGGTTCGGGTGGTTATGTCGATACTCCGCTTACAACTCAAACCCTGCAAAATAAGATAGATGGAATAACCCTATGGGATGCCTGCATACTCGTAGCCAAGGCAAGTTATGGTCGGACAGGGCAGGCAACCGACAACGTCTATGACGTATATCTTTTTGAGACTTATAGTGCCGGATCATACTCGCTCAATTTTTGGTTCCGGGAGCGGGAGATATACCCGACATCAGGGATTCTAAGATTCGGGCCGTCTGATATTTATATGCCCGATTTGAAATATGCACCGTCGGTATTAGGAAAATATAATAAGGTTTTTGTAAGGGGGGCGTATGATCCAACATCAACATACCCCAAAGATATAACTGATTGGACAACAAATACTACAAATTGGAGCATAAGTAAAGAAGAGGGTGGGGATGCTCCGACTATAGGATTAACAACAACAAATCCATATTTGGGTGCGAGTGCACTTGAATTTTATCGTGGTAGTGTTACATCAAGAACAATGTATTATTATGATCCTTCGGCGACAATCATAGATAATAGATATAATAAAATTAAGTTTTGGGCGATTGCGTCAAGTTTTGATGATCTTGATCCATCATTATTCGAGCGACTTGAATTTAAATTAACGCTCAATATCAAGGACAAATATGGAAATAAAGGAGATGATGGATCTGATATGGCCTATAATTCATGGCATATATACTATGATTTAAGCATTGGAGCTATAAGTACGCATTTATCGCTTAATGAAGCATTATACACTTTTTATGATATTCCTCTTCCATCACCCGGATTAGCCAATGGTTGGGACAATGCACTTAATACGTTTCACGCTTCCGGTATTTCAATAAGTGAATGGGACACGATATATCAATTAGGATTCCGAATAGACGATGACGCTGGGGAAGAAATACAATATATGGATATTTCAGGGTTGCATTTTGTCGGCAATATTCCATATTCAGGCTCCGCAACATCCGGGGCTCCCACATACCTCAAAGAATACATATACACCGATAGAGGCCTGCATTCCGATACAATCTGCGAGAACATGGCAAAGCAACTTCTCCGGGCATTCAAAAACACCCAATACCCCGCTGAAATTTCCCTCTTAGGATATAACCGGAATTTTTCATTAATGGCCGGGGAAAACATAGAGCTTCAAATACTGGAAAAGGGAATCAATGTAATATCAGGACAGACCCCGGCAAAGCTGCCGATCCAGAGTATAACTTACACACCCGGAAGGCAACACATCAAGGCGGGGCGACACGTATCACTTGCGGAAATAATAAACGACGCCCGACGTAGTATAAAGGGGATTGATAAGATACAATGAAAAACATAATAAAAATAAACTGGCTTAAAATTATCGGCCTCGGCCACTCGCTCATGTGCGTTGTAGTTCTTACATATATTACAGGACTCGCACTATTTACAAACGATAGAATAAACTGGCTTGATTATAATTCCCAGGGAGAATTTGTTTTTGAAATATTTTTGATGGTTTTTATGTTTCTACCTGCAGTATATGGAATAATGAATTCGATTATTTTTGAAATGAAAATACGCACATATAATGATTCAGACGAAATACCAACAAATAGCATAAAATATCCTGAACCTAAAATACACGGAATACGTCCAGATGGGGCAGAAGTTATACAACCGTTCATCAAAAACAAATGAAAATTATAAAGAGAATAATAGAAATAACTCTCGGATCAATATTATTTATAGTAGGATTCATATTCTTTCTCATAGTCGCAGTATTGACAGATATATACGAATTTATAACGAAAAATGGAAAAAATACAGATAGTAGATAGCTTGAAGGATAGAGATTTCAATGATGATGGGATTCCTGATATGTACCTGGAAGAGGGGTCGAACGGAAAGAAGCAGTTCGCATGGAAAAACCCGGAGGCGAAGGCAGTATGGGATAAGTATATCCGATATAATAAGGGAACTGCTACATATTTCCTCGATCAGGCGGCGGTTATGGTTGATGTGGTGAAGGCTACAAATAGGCAAGCCGAAGCAATAGAGGCGCAGACAGAGAGATTAGACTTGATATGCACTTCAACAAGAAGGATATGTAATGCAATATGTGATCTTGGTGAGGAAATAGCAAAAATCAAGATTAGTATTTTCTGATTTTTCCGGGTGACTTCTTTTTTTCTTTTTAATTTATTTTTGCCAGGGCAAAATCTATATCTATCCCAAAGCAAAAATCGTACATACATACATATACATACATACATACATTACATTATTATTATTATTATTATTATTATTATTATTCTGTTGCCTGTTAGCAGGGCGGTTTTTGCACGTTTCTATATTGATTCTGGCATATACTACATAGTACATACTACATAGTATGTAGTACATACGCTTTTAATATATCTACTTTATAGAATATATTTTTTCTAAAACGAAGTTATTTTATTCATCTATTATTGTAGTATATATACTTGTATGACATATGTTCATATAGTACAAAAATATATACTATATTTTTAAAAAATGAAAACTAAAAAAATTATGAAAAAGGATTTAGATTCAAAAAATAGAATAGAAGAAATCATATATGATGGGAATGTTGAAATTGATGGAGGATTGGGACTAATTATCGTGAAAAAATCAATTGCAGTTTTGGGATACATCAAAATCAAAGTAGGCTCTGGAATCGAAGCAGGCTATGGAATCGAAGCAGGCCATGGAATCGAAGCAGGCCATGGAATCGAAGCAGGCTATGGAATCGAAGCAGGCTATGGAATCGAAGCAGGCTATGGAATCGAAGCAGGCCATGGAATCAAAGCAGGCTATGGAATCGAAGCAGGCTGTGGAATCAAAGCAGGCTGTGGAATCAAAGCAGGCTGTGGAATCGAAGCAGGCGGTGGAATCAAAGCAGGCTCTGGAATCGAAGCAGGCTGTGGAATCGAAGCAGGCTCTGGAATCGAAGCATGCTATGGAATCGAAGCAGGCTATGGAATCGAAGCAGGCGATGGAATCCTCACACGATTCAATGGAATTATAAAAGCAAAATTTATATCTTGCTCGAGAATTTGTGTTGGATTTGACGTCAAAAAAATTCAAGAAATTCATGCAACGATAAAGAATGGTGAAATATTACTTGGAAAAGTCATTGAAAATGAAAAAAGGCGAACGGAAAATAAACAAAGAAAGGATTAAAATATTCGTGGATGAACGTGGAATAGTAAACCCAAGCCATGTATCACTTGAATTCGGAATAAACTGGAGAACCGCCATGAATTACCTGAAAGAATTAGAATCTGATGGATCCGTAACATGCATAAAACTTACTGGCGGGAATACCCGGACATTATGGAGATCAAAAAAATTAGATGCGCCGAATGATGGCAAAAGCCCACACAACCCTAAGCGTTGATCCTGAACTACTGCAACTCGCAAAAGAGGAGCGACTTGTATTATCCAAGATTTTCGATGCGGCACTTCGCGAAGCACTCGGAGCCACTGAAAAAACAGACCTGAAAAAATTCAGGCTTCAGCGAATGGCAGAGATCAAAACCGCAGAATTAGAAGACATAAAAAAGGAGCTTGATGATATAGGAGTTCAAAAAATAGTAGTGGCTGAATCAAAATCTGATAAAATTATGTGGGATAATGATTTGATTGCGAAGGAAGATGCGGCCATTAGTGCGATGTCATTAGAAGATTTTAATCGTGTGATCAATTTTCGACAAAAATTATTGAATGGAAAATTAAATAAAAAATTAACGTTTATGGAATATAAAAATAAATTCGAGAAACTAATCAAAAATTGAAAAATGACAACAATAATTCCAAAATACGACCCAGAATGCAAATACACCCCGACCGAAAAAACTAAAACATACGAAGGAATTGAATATAGAATATGGCTTAGTGCGTCCGGTGAGGAATTTATTAGACAATTAGATGGAAGGTTTGAGCATATTGATTGGGTTCGGTATAGCAAAGCATGAAAAATGAATCATTCATGGAGCAGGCCATGAACCAATCCAAGGGCAAAAAACTCCCGAAATACAACGTTATAAAATGCCCTGGATGTGGATTGATCCAGACAACATCCGCCACAAAATCAATGAAGTGCACATCCTGCGGGTATTCGGCAGTATTGCGGGCACGGCATAGATGGAACGTGTATCATTATTGGGGCGGTGATGATCCGCATAAGGCGGCGGAAATATGTATGAGAATTCGAAAAAATAATATTATAAAATGCCAAAAACATATCTATTCCGTCCAGAGTGGTACGTTGGAAAAGGAATTGAGAAAAAAATAAGGAGTCTCTGTATTGGAGAAACCTTGAATTTTCCCTGCGGCGCCTCCAGATTTGGGAATATCCGAGCGGATATATACTCCGAAATGCGGCCGGATGTAATTGCAGATTTGCATAATCCACCATTCAAGCATCTCTCATTTGATACTATCGTATGTGATCCGCCATTTCCATTCTACAATGATTCAAGAATAGGACTTGGATGGCTCTATGAAGCGGCACGGTTGGCACGGAAACGTATAATCTATAAATCACCGAAATTCAATATCAAAATAAATTATAGGATTTGGAAAAAACATTATGTGATTCTTGAAGATAATCGCATGTCGTTTTCTTTTCTGCAGATATTTGATCGAGTTACTCAACCAATTTCAAAATGAAATCTAAAAAATCCCAAAGTGCGGCACAAAAAAGCAGCGACGAAATACTGAAGCCTGAACATGATGAAAAGGAAGAATATGTCAGAAGCCGGGTACGTAAAATATGGCATCCTACTTTTCTTTTATTTATCCGGGATCATTTTATAATCATTAAGGAAATCCCGATTGATATTAAATTTATTGGGCGGCGTAGGTTGCGTGATATGGAGTATACTTGTATTGTCGATGTTTCCTGCAGGTATTCTTTTCTTTCATGGATTTTCTTGAATTCTGAATAAAAACCTATTAGTATATATACTTGTATGACTATATAAGTATATAGACAAAAAAACATACAAAAAAAGGTGCAACTATGACAAATAAAGATTACCCATATGGAAAAAATGCAGTTGGATGTGCAATGAGAGAATTTGAAAAAGATGGACAGGATATAGATAGTATGCTCGAAAAAGATGATCGGGAGTATACTGGAAAAATCCTCTCTCTCAAAGAAATAAAGAAAGCCCAATTAGGGGGAATACGAACCCAAGAAGAATTTGATATGCTTCTTGAAATGACATACGCACATCCAAGAGAGAATGCTGAAAAAATTAGGACATCTCTTGAAGATGATGGCGAAAAATTAGGATTTTGATAAATATAAAAAAACTAAAAAAAAGGTGCAACAATGACTGAAAAAATAAAAGGAAAAATCCAGAAACTCTGGACGGGCGAAGCAAAAACAAAGTTTGGAATTAAAGATAAATATTATATTCTAATGGACGGAGTTGAATACTCGAAATTCGGAAAAGTGCCCGATGATGTGGCGGCGGCAAAAGAAAAACAAGAAGATATATTGATCGAATTCGAAGCGAATGGATTCAACAATATAAAAAATATAATTGTGATTCCGGGGACAGAGAAAGCAAAATCACAGCCTGCGAAGAATGCGACATTAGCACCGCAGAAAGATTTTGATAAGGGATCGGATATTCCAGAAGTAGATCTGATTCTCCAGGGGATAGACTACAATATGCGCCGATGCCGGGAAAAGGTAACTGCCATTATAGGTCATGAGCCGGAGATTAATGGTGAATGTGCGATGGTGAATAGCATGTTTATTGAGCTGAATAAGAAGATAAATAATCAAATGTTCATGAAAATTCTGCGGGAGTGTCCGAGATAAAATGAGTACTTGTAAACAATGCGGAAAGAAAACACACAGTAATATGCCCTTTTGTAGCGGTATATGCCTGCGCGATTTCAAACAGGAAAATCAAAAATCCGGGGAGCATTACGCATGGTGCAGGGTTTGTCTTGATTATGTGGCGTATGGTGTGGGGGTGTCTTCTGCGGAAGCCGCCAAAGTAGATCATGAAAAAACACACCCGGGCGGGAATTCTGTTCTTGTTTCAAAAATTCCATCAGACCAAGAAATATGTGCATATATCGCACGCGGGCAGGCAATAGAAATGAGGTGAAAAATGAATGAAATAAAAAAACAATTACAGGTCGTTGCATCCATACGCAACGAATTAAATACGGTTGATACAGAATACAAAAAGTTATTATCAGAGTTTGAAAAAACGCATGAGGATAAGATTTCACGTATTACGGATATTAAGGATATTTTGAATTCCGCGGAAGATGAATTGAGAGTAATTGCAACAAAAGAATATAGTCAAAATACAGAAAAAAATAAAAAATTATATGGCGGCGTTGAAATTCGTGTAGTAAAAACTATGACGTATAGTAATGATACTGCATTTACGTGGGCCGAAAAACACGGGATCGCTTTGAAATTGGATGATAAAATATTCAAGAAAATTGCCAGGGTACTTGATCTTAATTTTGTATGGGATGAAATTGATATAACTGCGACAATTCCAAAAAACATAAAGATAGAAGGTGATGATGATGGCTCTGACTGAACATGAATTGGATGTAATACGGAACCTCACAGAAGCAATAGCTGCAAATACAAAGGCACTGCATGAGGGTACAATAACCCGGCGGGATGATTCAAAGAACGTATGCAGTGCCATACACAAGGCAGCAGATACTATGGCAGAGGTCGTACGTGAAAGATAAAATAGACCCATTCAAAGAACTCAATGATCCCAGGAATCGCCTGAATTTGAGCGATCTTGAAAAAGGTGAAGAGGAATTGGAAGTATTATTGGGAATTTTGTATGGGGGCGAAAAGTAATCACACTCCGCTACAATAGGGAGTCTCCTGACCCCTAATGCAAGAAAGAGGATGATTAGCAGTTGGAGCCTCAGAGGGACTCATATAGTATTGCCAATTTACGCATATGAGTATTGAGTTGGCTAATGGAAGGTGTACGCCTGATAAATCCAGATACCAAGCTGTAAACGCAGTCGCGCTGGTGGAATGCCAGCCTACTCAAAAATGAAAATAAACGAATCCCAAAAGAAACTCCTTGCAGTAATGGCCGGAGTATCTATTTTATTCGGCGGCACATACATCGGACTAAATGTAGTACAGCCACCGTCCCCACCAAAAAACATAATCATTGATGATCCCGGAAATAATCGCACATTCATCCGTAGCATCGAATTCCGGGAAACGATAGACCCCGGAACCAGGTATGAAAAGAATTACACTATGCGGTATTCTGAATATAGAGAC